ACAGGCAAAACTCAACCAGACTTTTGCTCAGATTAATTCAAGTGCTGACCCAATGCACAATGGTCTTATCGCTCAGTCACGTGATGCTTATGCAAAACGCTGGGGAAAGGCAATGTCTAAGGAAAAGGAAGCAATCCTTAAGAACTCACTTGACCAGACAACACGTATTTTGACATCACGTGGTGTTACAAAAGAGGCTATTAAATCAGCTGTAGCTGATATCGGTAAAGTAGATAACCCTATCGCAATGCTTTACAATCTTATGTCAATTTTGATTCCAAACTTTGCTTATACTGAAGTTTGTGCTGTACAGCCAATGCCTACAGAAAAATCACCAATCTTCTACCCACAGATTACTGCGAACGAAACTCGCAATAACATCACAAAGGGTACTGCATTGCTTGGTTCTACTAACTGGGCTACAGAATCAAATTACACAACAAACAAGATTACACGTAAATCTACAGATGCTGAAGATGGTCCAGTAGTATCTGGAACAGATGTTACATTCACAGCTCCTGAGGGTTCAATCCTTCCTAACACTTGTGTTGTAACATTGAGTGGTGTTGTAGACGCTGTAACACTTGATGACGGTAAGGGAAATATCAAACCTGTTCTCAACATTATCGCTTCTGGTACTGTTGATTATGACACAGGTGCTGTTACAATCACTCTTGATGCCGCAGCATCTGGTACTGAAGTTGCTATCAACTATCGTTACGATTGGGCCGCAGTTTCTGCTTCTGCTGATATGGACAGAAAACCTGCACAGGCTGTATTTGAATGGACTTCAAAAGAAATCGTAGCTCATCCATACAGACTTCGTTCTTCATATAACCTCGACAATTTCTATGCTGCTAAGAATGTTCTTGGTGGATATGATATTGACCAGGTTCTCGCAACAAGTCTGGGTGGTCTTATCAACAAAGAAATTTCTTGTAACTTCTTTGATGAAATGCTGGTACGTGCTGATGGTATTAAGACTTGGAACTCAATTCTTCCAAGTGGTGTTTCACAGATTGAACACAACATGTCTGTTCTTCAGTCACTCAATGAAGCAAGTAACGAAATCCGTAAGCAGATTGCTCGTTCAGGTGCTAACTGGATTATCGCTGGTACTAAGTTGATGAACATTCTTGAATCACTTGGTGGAAACTTCTTTGATTCTAAGAATATCTGGGCAGCTAATTCTTACAGTGCTGAACCAATCGGTCCTTATGTTGCAGGTACTTTGTTCGGTAAGTATAAGGTTCTCAAGAATCAGGACTTCCCTGAGGATGTAAACCTTATGGGCTACCGTAAAGATGACACAGACGCAAGTTATGGAGTTGGTTCATTCATCTCACTTTATGCAACAAATCCAATTGCAAAAGATGACCTTACAGTTGTTCAGGGTATGGGTTGTAAATGTGGTGGTACTCAGCTCTTCCCTAACTCAATGATGAAGTTCATTATTGAGTAACCAGAACAATAACTGAGTAGACTTAAAAAGACCACCTCAAAAGGGTGGTCTTTTTTTATTTATAAAATAATTCTTAAAATCCTTTACAAAACAATCTTTATTTGATATTATAATTACATAAACTAAATGCTTTAGGAGGCAGTTATGCAGACAAGAACAGTAAAGGTAAACGACAAGGATTTCACATTTATTTGTGCATATCGTTCAAACAGAAGTGGATTCGTACATGAGTGCGAACTTCACATTGGAGCACAGGTATTCGATTCAAAGTGCCAGTATTACAACCGCACTTGGGAATGTTACACTTATCAGTCAGTAATGATTAACGCTCTGTACAATTATTCAGACTACGTTAAGTCACATCTCAAGGAAAGATTCCTCAGTGAAAAAGGCTATAAAAGAATGACACCAGCTCTTAAAGAAGAGTTCGAACGTCTCTGTATTGACAATCAGCAGCTCAGAGACATTGCTCAGGTTCGCAATGAACTCGACCATGCTACATGGTACTAAGGAGTTGCGAATGTTTAGAGTTATTTGTCCCGAAGCTACATACTACTTCAATGACCTTCAGGACGCTGTAATCTGTCAGTGCGATTTCGGTGGAATCCTTCAGTACCGTAAAAATGATACTTGGAAGGATGTGGAATCAGAATGACGGATTATGTAGTTCTACAGTTCCTGTCAGGTGGTGAGAGCATCTACACGATGTGCCACCACTCTGATTTGGAACGAGGTTATGTTCAGATAATAACACGTGATGAGAATGGAGCAGCTGTGAATCACGGATTGTTCGGTTTTAATGAGTGCAAAAGTGTGTTACCGTTCCCATTCTATAATGATAATAAAGAGGTTCTTAAATGGTCTGAAAGGGAAGAACTGTTTAAGAAATATCCTAAGCTCAGGTTAATTGCCTAGAGGAACACTAATGGCAAGCGAAGATAAGAAAAGAAAAATAATGCCTAGATACAAGAAAGGCGTAGCTTTTGATGGCGGAAAGCAGAAGTGCGGCAGACATAAAGGCGTAAATAAGTTTTCTCCTTCTCAGAGAAGAAAAGAAAACATCGCATGGAGAAAGGAGATAGACTTATGAAAATCTATGTGAGTGATATCGGAGACCGTTCAGTTGGTATTCAGGAACTTACCATAGCAACCCTGGATATACATGAAAGCATGGTAGAAGTTCTTGAACAGAATAATCAAATGCATAGTTTCAAACAAGAGTTGAAACGATTTGTTGAAGAATACTGTGAGCCTGAAGTATCCTATGAAGTCTATTCTGATAAAGATATTGAGGAAGAGGCTAAGTGGGAAGAAGAATACGAAAGGGAACTGTTAAAAGGTTTTCAGCAAGATGAAGAGGTTACAGAGGAGTATCGTTCTGAAAAACCAAGTGTTGTTGATATACTTAGTGGTAAAGTTGATATACCTAGTGGTAAAATTGTAAATGTTATTGGTGCAAAGACAGGGAGATAAAATTATGATGCAATTTATTTATGGCAGATTTATGCAAGAACATTGGGATGAATCATTACGTTTACAAACAATTTTCAGTAAACGTTTTCATCTGAATCTTGCAGCTAATGAACTTATTACAATTGATGATAACGAAATTCGCAGTCATTTTGAAGGATATGATGACCAAATTATTCAGAAACATGATTTATCTGAAGAAGAAAAGGAAACGGTAAATGATGCTTATTATTGGGCATCTTTTGGCGGCAGATGTATGAAACCAATTGTAACTGTTGATTATAAGAAGTATGGTATTCATTCTTGCTGGCATAACATGAATCAAATTGATGAGATGTTCTACAGTCTTGAATATGATAACTTTGTAAAAGAAGTTAAGTTTCAGTACGGAAAAGATAAGTATGCCCCGGATAAAGAGTTCTCAGCTGCAACCAAAGATGAGGCACTTACTAAGATAAAAGAACTCTTTGATGAGGGTTATTACATCTTTTATCGTGGTGGCAATGAAGAAATTAAATTGTGGGCAAGAAAGGAGAACTAGATTATGAAGAAATTAATTTGTTTAATGATGCTATTGTTTACATCAGTTTTTGTATTTGGAGCAACAATATGGCTACCAAATGTAACAAAGAAGAATCCAAATGATGAATGGATAAAGTATGTAAATGTTGATAATTGGCATATTAATACTTCTACAGGAGTATTGACATTTACATATGGTTTTAAACGATATTATTCTACAGTTTATGTAATTGAGGAGTAAGATTATGAGATTAGGTCAGTTACTCAAAATTATTGAAGTTGTAAAGAATGGTGGTGTGGTACTTGCTGATAAGTATAATGAAACAGGATACTCAGATACTCATGAAATTACAGAATTTAGTGACATCGAAGATATTCTTAATTACGCCAAAGGAAGTTATCATTTCTATATCAAAGCCGAAGATGGTAGACCTTGGTATGAATTAGAGGAGATAGAATAATGAATATTCCAGTGGGTAAGATTGTAAATGTAGTTGGTGAGAAAAATCTAATAACAGATATAAATCCGGGACAATATGAATTGCTGTATAATGAAATTGCTCAAGATTATGCTGAACGTCATAATGCACCTTATGTGCATATTTTCAAGGATGGCAAACTCGTTGCAACAATTGCTCGAAAGAAGAGGTAAACTATGTCATGGGATATAAATGCTTATATTAAAGGTGCAAAAAATGTTTACTCCAATCATGTAACACCTGAACATGCAAGAAAACTTAGAAAGTTTGTAAGGCTGGAATATTTTTATTTTACTAAACAGAAATGGTATACACTTAAAAGACACAATAAAATATATCATGATGGATTCTATCGAGTGAAGAATCCAATATTGAGATTATTTATAAGAGATAATTAAGGAGATGAATTATGAATCCAACAATTTGTAATATGACAATAGAAGAAAGATTAATATGGCAGCTTGAAGAAGAAAGGAAACTTCATGAAATTGACAGAGAATTGTTCATTCATCAGATTGAAGTTCTTGAAGAAAAACTTGCTCGCAAGTAAGGAAAGATTATGACAAAAGAACAGTATCTTAGATTATTAGAATTAAAAATGATGGTTCATTCCACATACGGAATGCCGCCAAAACATCCGGACAATCTTGATGAATTGTTTGAAGAGTATATGAAACTTAGAAAGATGTATTCTGATTGTAAAGGAAAGATTGAAAATTAATCTTAATTTTCCTTTACATAACACTTGTTTTACTGTATATTATAGTTATACAAAATAAATGCTTTAGGAGGCAGTTATGGAAAACAAGGTTATCAAAGTAGTTGGTCAGAATCATCAGACATTCGTTGCAAAGTTGGCTGATATGAACAGAAGACTTTCAAAGAAGAATCTTCCACTTATCAATGCAAAACTTCTTGAAGAATATGATTGCAAGACAAAAGAACAAGTTCCTGTTCCATACGAACCATTCGCAATTCAGATTGATGTTGTTTATCATTATTATGTTTATGAACTTTCTTCAGAGTTCGACCAGAAGAACATCGCTGGTGTAGATGTTCAGTTCGAAGGTGTTGTAGACCTTATCGACCAGAATGAAAACGCTAAAGTTTTCAAGCTCGCAGATTCAAACCTTTTCAAATATCTCGATAACTGTCAGTGTGATGAATGCCACAAATCAATCGGTAGAAATAAGTACATTGTTTTCTCTAAGGCAGTAAAACCTGTAGAAAGCAGAGAAGACCTTGTTGTTCTTGGTACAAGCTGTGCTAAGAACTACTTCCCATTCGATGTTGTAAATTACATCGGAAATGTTGAAAACTTCTACGAGGAACTGTTTGAAGATTGTGATGATTCAATGGGATTCGGATTCCACAGCGATAACTATATCAACACAAGAAGATTGTTCAGCCTCGTTGGTTGTGTAACAGATGATTTCAAAGTTTACACAAAAGACGGTGGGACAAAGGGCGATGTAGAACTTCTTATCAAGGGTAAAAGAGACAAGAACTTTGTTTATGTTGAATCAAAAACAAAATGGGAAGACATGGAACAGTGGCTTAAAGCAGCTTATGGAGAAGCTAAAGATGAGTTCAGTACAAACGTTCACGGAGTAATGTTTGACCCATATTCTGAAGAACTTAAACTTCGTGACGATATCGACATGAAGTATCTTGGAATTGCTTGCTATGCTTTCGTTGGTGCAAAGAAAGCTCATGACAAGGAACTTGAGAAACAGGCTCGTGCAAAGATGTATAAGGACAGTGTTAAAGATGACTGGTTCGGCAATGTTGGTGATAAGTTCGAAAAAGAACTTATGTTCGAAAAGATTATCGGATTTGAAGGATATTACGGTTATACATACTTCCTTTTCTTCCGTGATGAAGAAGGTCGTGTATTTAAGTGGAGTTCTTCAAACGGTTCTTACAAATGCTGGTCATCTATTTCTGGTAATGATGGTTACTGTGATTACGAAGTTGGCAAGAAGTATCTTATTAAAGGTTCTATCAAAGAACACAGTGAATACAATGGAGTAAAACAGACTGTTATTACTCGCTGCAAGGTTCTTAAAGATGAATACAAATCTCACGTATTCTCTGAAAAAGAAATCAGAAAGATTCTTGAATCAAAGAAGTCTGAAGAACCAGCTGAATCTTACGAAGACCCTCTTGAAATCTTCAATATCGCATAAATAAAAATCTCCGGTGGAATAACCACCGGAGAAGGAGTAAATATCATGTCATATAAGAATATCTTAAATCATCCAATGGCTGAGTATAATGCTATTTATAAACGAATATGCAAATTGAAACCATATCTTTCAATAGACGAAAAGAAACACACTGCTTTTAGTTACATGTTTATTCAGAGAGGAATCGATATGACTAAACTGGGTATTATGGCAGCTACAGGAAGAGCGTTTAGTCAGCATGATTTTATTGCAGAACTCGAAGTTGGTGCTGTGTCTAAAGACATTGCGGAAGGCATTGACCGATATTACGTTAAAGATGATAGCCTGTTCGATTTCTTTAGACAGACACCTGTAAAAGATAAGGAAGTACAGGCTGTACTCGATTCATTCAATAAAGAACGTGACATGGATATGTGGGGAGTTATCGGACAGAACTTTTCATGTACAATCATTCGTACTATGGACCCTAACGGAAAAAACAGTATCATTGTTCTGACAGATGAATATAATCACATGTTTGTACCAGCTGAGCTACTTAAAGAAGAACGTGACGAAATGTTCAATATGGTCATGAACTTTTTATTTTATATTCAAGCGTTTCCTGAGTGTGTAATTGACGGTGTACCTAACGGAGTAAAGAGAAATCCTAAGGCTAAGAGTATTTCCATAAGCGATAAAATCGTTTCTCATACTAGTGTAGAACGTGGATTTATAAGACCACATTTCCGCAGCGGATATTTCAGACATCTTAATTCAGATTGGTATGTAAATTGTAAGGGCAAGGTTCAGTTTATTGCCTCAACTATGGTAAAGGGAAAGGCTAAGACAGTTATTGAGAGGAAATAATTATATATTTTCTTATGAAGAATATAACGGTACAGTTTGCAGATTCACAGAGAGCAGAAGATTTCAGAGACGAAATGAAAGAACGTTTTCACTACCCTAAGACAGAATCTAAATATGAAGTTGTTCACGGTAAAGACGAAAACGGCAAGACTGTGTTTGTAAACAGATACGACAGAGGGGTTGGTATGCGAGGTTACGATAGAAATATAAATTCTATGAATAAGATTTTCAATTCAAAGGAAATTAAATCTAGTTTATTTTCATATACTCTTGAAGATGTAAGAGATTCTATTAATCGCTATCTTGAAAGAAACGTTATTAACAAGGATAGTTGTAAAAATAATAATCCTAAAGAAGTTGAAAACGCACTTCTTAATTTGAGAGAAAATATCAATAATGCTATAGAAGATGGAACCCCTATTAATGAAGATGTTATATATCAGACAATGAATATTTGTAAGAAAATTTTATGGGATAGAAATTATCTTCAGTTGGTTCGTGATATTATCAATCCTTTGTTTGAATCTATCGGTGGAAATATTCCTGATGCAACTGAATTATATAAGACAGTAAATGATAAAAAGAGTTTTACACCTGAAGAAATTGACAGTCTTTATGAAGGTATAGTAAATACTGGTGACGATAGATTTTATGAATGGCTCTACAAAACATATCCGTGGATAACTGAAGATAACGCATCAACAATGAATCTGGAAGATTTTATGCTTCAATGGATTTATAATACTCATGGCATTTATGAAGAAATGCGAGAATGGCTTGATTACTGGAAAGAACAAGAATAAGTACCTCAGAAAGCAAATGGATTCTATTATTAAGATATGACAGAAAATGAATTTATACTTAACGATAGAATCGCAAAAATTAAATCAATTAACGAACAGTATAATCTTGAAGATAATGCCTACCTGTCTTTCAGCGGCGGAAAAGACTCCACAGTGCTTCATTATTTAATTGATGAGGCACTTCCTGGAAATCATATACCCAGAGTGTTCATAAATACAGGCATGGAGTACAAACTGATATTAAAGTTTGTTAAAGAAATGTGTTCTAAAGACAATCGATTTGTTATATGGACTGTAGGAAAGAACATCAAAAAGACATTAGAAACCGTAGGATATCCGTTCAAAAGTAAGCAGCATTCTCAGAAAGTTTTAGAATGGAAACGTGGATATAGAAGTAAATCACATTTACAATATTTTGGTGAAATGGAAGGTGGGTTTGATGTATGTCCTGAAAAGTTAAAATATCAAATAAGTGATGATTTTAAGTTGAATATATCTCATTTTTGTTGTTTTGAGTTTAAGAAAAAACCAATAAAACAATATATGAAAAAAACCGGTAGAACAATAACGTTGACTGGCATGATGAAAGATGAAGGAGGTCAACGTTCTAATATAAATTGTATCGTTACAGACAAAGAAGGAAAGTTACAAAAATTTCATCCTATGTCTGTTTGTACAAAAGAATGGGAGGATTGGTACATTAAGACTCGTGAAATTGAATTATGTCAACTTTATAATCCACCATATAATTTTGTTCGAACCGGATGTAAAGGATGTCCTTTCACTATAGATTTGCAAGACTTATTGGATACTTTGTATATATATTTACCTGAAGAAAAGAAACAATGCGAATATATTTGGAAAGAGGTCTATGATGAATATAGACGTATTGGATATAGATTACGAAAACATAAAGGGTTATTCGATTAATTTCATGAGACACCACCTTTATCTTTAACGAAAAAAGACGAAACCACAGACTGTTACCAGCGGTCTGTGGTTTTTTATTTAACTATAATTTCAATTAATTTTATATATTGTTATATAAATATAGCTTAAAAATCATATTCCATCTATAATTTGGTGGAAAAGGAGAAACAAATGGCTAAACGTATTATTAAGTCCGCAGATGAATCTCAGAAAGATGAAAATCAGTTCGAACTTGACGAACAGACAATCGATGAGGTTTCTAATGCAGAGGAATTTGCTGATGTTGAAATTTCTAATGAAGACATCATGGATGCAGTAGAAGCAATTGACGCACTTGCTGATGCTGTAATTGAGAAAGCAGACGTTGAGGAAAAAGAAATCGATGCTGATACACTTCTCGATGAAGTTCGTAATATGGTCGATGATACTCACGATGAAGAGCCAGAGGAAGAAGAAGTCGAAGAGGCAGAAATTCCTGAAGAGATTGAATCTTCTGTAGTTCGTGTAATGGTGTCTGAGGATGGTGCAATTGACCTCGAACAGAAACCTGATGAGGTTTATGATTCAACAGTTGATGGTCTTGAATGTACTATGTTTGATACAACAGACGACTATCCACTTGATATCGATGATACAGCTGATTCTGAAAATACAGAGGATGATGTACTTGTTATCGGTAACAGTGCAACAAAGAACTATAAGAAAGGCTATGTAAAGATTAAGTCAAGTGCAAACAAAAAGGCTTGGTCTTCAGCTTTCAAGAAAGTAAAGAAGATGGTTGGTTCTTCTAAACTTACACCAGCTCAGTGGGTAATTGTATCTGCTATTGCTAAGAAAGAAGAAGAATCTGACAAACTCAAGAAGAAGATTGAATGTTGTCTTCTCAAGAAGATTCGTTCAAATAAAGATATGAAGGCTAAGTTCTTCAACTATATTAAATCTAACTTTGATGAATTTAATTCTGAGGGTGCTCCTGAATCTGAGACAAAACCAGACCAGACAGCTGAACCAAAGAACAACGGATTTGAAGAAGAGGGAGACCCAACAAACGCTACTTCTCCAGAGACAGTAGATTCAACAAGCGGAGACCCTGTAGAAGACCCACAGAAACAGGTTGAGGGTGCTTCAGAAGACATCGTTCTTCCTGATGAATCAATCGTTGTTGTAGACGTTCCTGTTACAAACTCTGTACGTCACGTAAAACTTCAGAGAGTACGTTCTTCAAAAGAAAAGGGATATAACCTTTACAAAGTGGTTTCTGCAAAAGATATGTCAGCTCTCCTTAACGGAAGAGTTATTCGTAGCGGCAAACTCGGATATTGTTTCAGAAGTACTACACAGGGAGTTATCGCTTGTTGTGCTCAGTTTGTTGAAAACGGTAAGGGACAGTACAAACCAGTTCTTAATAACGGTAAGGTTGTTCTTACACGTGGTGCCGCTGAACATCCTGTATTCCAGAACTATGAAAAGATTCAGATTGCCAAGGCTATCATGAACGCAAAGAAAGAAGGAATTGAACAGGGTAAGAAAATGATTTCATCTGCAAGACGTCCTGTTACCGCTCGTAGAGAATCACTTCTCAACGGTAAGAGAACATCTCTTCGCAAGCCTGTGACATCTGCGGCACGTAAACCCGAGAGAACACCGGTTCAGAGACCTGCAATGTCAGATGCACGTAGAACTGTTCGTTCATCTGTAGCACCAAGACAGAACAGAGAATCAATCAGACAGTCTGTAATCGCAAAGAAAGCTCAGGCTAACGAACGCCGTGCAATCGAATCAAAGGCAAAACTTCAGAAGATGCACGAAGCAGAAGAAAGAGAAAGAATTTTCCAGAGTTCTCAGACAAAGATGAATGAGGAAAAAATCGCAATTAAGAGCAGCAATACTCGCAATGCAAATACATTGAACAAATTGTATAACGCAATGTTCTAATAAAATTAGGGGAAATTTTCCGCTAATTTCCCCTAATTTCCCTAAATGTATCTTGTTTGTGAAGGAGATTAGAAATGATTAGAACAAATAATTTCGTCAAAGCACTTTCTGATAAAGGTCTTGTTGATGACGCAATGCTTGTTGAAAATGGATACGACATCCAGTACAAAGGCAACATCGTTTCAGTAAGACTTAATGAACGTGGCGGTGCTTTGATTTACAATCATAAGAAAAACAATCTTTTTGAGATTCAGTCAGGACGACTTGATGAAGTTCTTCATAAGTACATCATTCAGTCATTGTTTGGAACTCAGTCAAAGATTGGTTTAAAAGGAATCGAATGTAAGAATACATTCTTTGTTCCGACAAAGGTTATTCAGAACTCTGTTATCTTTGAAGATTCCGTAGGAAGAAAGTTTGTTATGGAAGGAAACTCTCCAGAAGCTGTTCTTTCTTACTTCAATCAGGCCTGCGATGTAAACGCAGACGATTGTATGCTTCTTCTTAATAACTTCAAGGTTTATAATCATGAAAGAAATATTAAGTCTAGTGTTGAAACACCAGACGTAGAAGTACAGTTACTTACCTCTTCAGTAAATCCTGAAGACTATGCGGTATCTCCAAGAGCTGAATGTATTAATGATGTCGGACAGACTGTTGTAGGTAACTTCCTTTGCAGTGCATCTGACAAGTGGAACTATATGACATTTGAAGAAGATACTTCTAAGATGTTCAATTTTGGTTCTGCCTCAAAGAGAATTACTTCTTCAGTAATCAGAAGTAAGAACCCTCTTACAATGAAAGCCAAAGAAGCACTTGCATCAAACAGAAAAGCCGTACAGTCTTACATTGACAGAAAGTTCCCTAACGGACTTTGTGTATCTGCACTTGAAAATGTTCTTGCTTATGAAGCACCAGGACTTTATAAAGAAGCAGGTATTACAGATTCTATGAACTATGGTGTAATCTTTAATAACTATCTTAAAGATTGCGACAGTGTTCAGTTCCGTATGGATACTGCAAAATCAATTATGTGTGCGGTATGTAAAGACGGAAAGAGCGTTGCTAAGTTCAGAGCTGTTCCGGTTCTTTCAGAAATGAAACAGCCTTTACAGCGTGAAGGATATCTTCTTTCTGAATTGGAAAGCGGACTTGAATTCGGTCGTAAAGAAACAGCTATTAAGGCAATCGTAAATAATCTTAAAGATTTTGTTCCGGTTGTTGAGAACACACTCAATAAACCAAACAGTATCAATAAGATTACAGGAAATGATTGTAGAGCAATTCTTCAGTCTTACGGTCTTAATGACAGTAAGGGAGTATTTAATACAATCACTCAGGTTGTTCTTTACTAGAATAATCTTTTGATTATCTTAAACCCTACATCTTAAACGGTGTAGGGTTTTTTATTGAAATTTCAATTTATCGTGTATAATATTAATAATATGGAATTCAAAGATATTTTAAGAAGATATCACATCTCACCATTACAATACGATGACGGTGTGGAATTAAGCGAATCTGATTATAATACTTTATATCAGATACTCACAAAGTATTACACGGTTAATTCATATCTGAATAAACGTGTGCCTAAGGTTGATTCGACTATCAACACCAAGATAGAGAATTATCTTAAACGCAGTCTTATTCCGCCCGAGACGGAAGAAATAATGGACATACTAATGGAACAGACAGATTCCAAAGTTATATAAGGAGTAAACAAATGTTTAGAGTAGTAAACGAAAGAGTTTTGGTAAAGGTAACAAGAGAAGAAGAAGTTACAGCCGGTGGTATTATTATACCTGATTCTGCAGGACAGGAAAGAAAGTACGAGGGTCGTGTAGTTGCTGTCGGTACTCATCCTGACATTGCTGCAGCGGGTATAAAAGAAGGAATGTATGTATTCTATCCTAAAGGACTTAACACCGAATTTGTTCAGCACGAAGACGGTAGAGACGTTATCTATGACGTTGTATCGGTATATGATATTCTCGCTATTGGTGAGGATGAATAGTTTAAGGAGGAAATAAACTATGCCAGCATTTGGAAAAGATGGAATTGTAAACATTAATCAGTCTACACCTAAAGAGACTTGGCAACTTGTGAAGCCTGACGGAACTGTTGTTATGAGTTGTGATAATCAGTTACAACTGGAATCTCACAAACAGAATCTTTCACAGAAATTAAACTGTGAACTTAAACTTGTGAAAAAGACTGTTCAGCTTATCTAAAAGGATATTGTATGAAAGTTTATGTGATATCTTGTTATTATGAGCCTGACGGAACTTCATGGAATATTGCAGCTTTCTCAGATAAAGAGAAAGCTAAGTTAATGTGCGACAGACTTAACAGTGACCATGAAGAAGACGGATACTCTTATGAGATTCAGTCTTTTATACTTAATGCAGAGGAATAGGGTATGATTGAAAAAGAAGAACAAATCGTTATAGGGACAATGATACAGGTTCTTAAACCGGTTACAATTCCGAGTAAATACAAAACAATATTTCACGGTCAGACAAATCTTAAACCGGGTAATTTTGTATGGTGGTATCCGATAAAGAACATAGAATGCTCCAGACTGATTAATGAAGTTTCTCGCTGGTATAAAGGTAAGATAAAAGTTAATTATGGTCTGGCTGGAACTGTAGAGGTTTAATACTATGGGAAAATATTCGGGATTTGAGAGTTATTTAGTCAAACGTGAATTTACACCCGAGTTCATTAAAGATTATGAATATTGGTGTAAACGAATCTACTGGCAATGGAAAGGACTTCAGATGGAGTTTGATACGTTCTATGAAACTTGTTGGGAAGCCCTTCTCACAAAGATAGATGAGTTCGACCCTTCAATTTCCAAGATTCAGACTTTTTGTATAAGCCGTATTAATAATGAGGCATGGCGTGCTTGGATGAAAATCAAGAACCATGCACCTGAACAAGATTGTAATAGTCCTGTCGTGGAGAATACAGTAGAGGCAATTAATACCGATGAAGTCATGGATTCGATAAATGATTTTGCCAGATATTGTAACAAGAAAGGTGTTTCGATAGATATAGATAAGTTCTATAAAGACTACACCGAATATACAGACAAAAAGGAATACAGTGCTCCGCTTATTGTTTATGCATGGTGGAGAGGAAAAAACAGAGAAGTGGGAGGAAGATATGATATTCAAAAAACAAAACGATAAACTAATGGCCAGTCTTGCTGTAAGAAATAACATGGACATAGACAAAGTGTTATCTGCATATCTTATTACTGGTGATGATTTCTTTATGCTACTTCACATCTTTGAAGGTCAAACATTAAAGATTCCTTCCAAGCGAAGACTGTGTGCTGCAAATCTTCATAACATAAAATACATCGAAGATGATAAACAGTTATTCTCCGATTATAAGAAAGGAGAAATTATTGAATATAAAGACAAGGAATATACCGTAGTTTCTTCAGAAAAGAAGATACTCAATCATTATTATATTCCTGTAATTGAAAGTGAGGTATTAGATGAATGCGAAAACTTCTCAGATGACGAATAATGAACTTGAAAGTATTCTTCCAGACGTAAGGGGAATATTGACCAAGCTGACAGAATCTAAAGAGTTTACGGAATATGAATCTAAACTTGATACTGCTACAACTAATGCGATAAAAGAACTGAATAATATTATCACCAACGGAACACTTGCCATGGACCCTGAACAAATGGTTGCCGCTGTAAAAGTTCTTACAAAAGCTAAGGTAGATATCATTGAAAGTAAACGAAAACTCCTTGATACCTGTATTCGTGGTGAAGTTATGATTAAGGCGTTAGAGCAGCCTAAAGATAACGGTAAGGGTGCTGATAGTGTTCTTCTCGAATATCTTAAGAATAACAATCTGAATACGGATATAGATAAGACCGGAACTAATCCGGCAACATCTATCTTTGAAACAATAAATGAGACAAATGAGAGCGAGTGATTACAGATACAGACTTGTAACATCTAAAACCAGAGGTCTTATTCCCATAAGTGAAGTAAGCGAGGGTGAAGAAATATTCTGTTTCGGAGAATGGAAATCTTCACCTAAGCCTGTACAAGCTCCCTGTCTTGAATGTTCCTTTGACCTTTTACCTACTACAATCTTTGACAGAAAAATAATACTTCGAAAGAAAGAAGTATCAATCTGTCATGATATATTTCTGAAACCGACAACAGATTTCAAACCTGAGCTGTCAGTACGTGGATTTTTTAAGGAAAACAGAACAAGTGATAAATTAATCTTTAACGATTGGGCTGACCTTCCTTACTGGTTACCAAGATTAATCAAGATATATAATCAACCGTTCTTCCCTGTATCAAGTAACATAGGCTGGAGTATTTACAATGTAAGTAAAAAGAAATTTACCGAATTGAAAGATGAAGAACTTACCGAGAGAAACCTCGAATATGTTCTTGAGGGTATGCTCCGACAATCCTTTTCATATTTCATGGGTAAATATAATATCTTATCTCATAATCTGTGGAATGAAACACACAGGATAGTAATGCGTCTTCTTGATATAGAATGTGATATCTTATCCGCACATACTGTAGTGAAGAATCCTGTAAACATGTACAGGCATATTAAGGATGACTATATCAAATCGAAAGTAAAAGACGAAGAAATAGTTTACAATCTCAGACGTTCGAACAGACTTCCTTTATACACAAACGGTTATAAAATAAAAGACAAGAAAGAAGTAACAGACTGGATTCTCCCAGGTCTTAATCCTGATATAAACGGAATAAACCCTATCAATTGTTGGGAGAAAGGTTTTACACGATTGCAAACTATAGCATCTGAAGAATATTACACAAGAACTGTTAAAGAAAAGACAGAAGAAATAAAATCTCCAGGTCTTTATCTGCAGGATAACCTTTATAAATTCTGTTCAGAGTGAAATTCTATAATTAGTATTAGTAAGAATAAGTCATATAAATACCATCCTAAAGCGGAACCGTTGCAAAGTTTTTGTGACGGTTCTTTTTTTTATTAAAGTTCTATTATTTTATTGACGATAATAATAACATAAGATAAAATAGAAATTAAGGGAGGAACAAGTTCTATGTTAAACTTTATGGTTATTTTGGGTGGTATCTTTGGAGTATTATTCGTAATCTCGATTGATAGGGAAATGAAATGCCGTGAGGAAAGGAATCCTAAAGCAAAACTGTGGAGAAAGATAATGTACACATCAGGTACTATAGCTGGTGTAGTAATATTTACAGCAGCTCTCCTACTTCAATAAAGAACAAAGGAATGTTCTTAATAATCCGTACTCAGCATAAGGGTACGGATTTTTTTTATCTCTATGTTCCAAAACCCTTCAATATCTTCGCACCAACGAATCCAAATCACCTTGGTAATGAAATATCATTATTTTTGTTAAAAGACCTCACCAGGACAATCCTAGACACGTTATAGACTAAATTTCAGATAACTTTATTTATTATTAATAGATATATAATACAATTTATTCAGTGTATAACGGAGTATAAAGATATATGGCGAAACCAGAACTAATCAGAAAAATCGAACCTATAGAGACATGGCTTACTTCAGAGTTCTATTTAGGAGATGAAGTAGATGCTATAAGACCTTATGTAGCAGATTTCATTAAAGAGTTCAGTCATGCGACATATAAGAACGAATTAGGTATGACAGTACCTAAGAGGAAGTTTATATGTACAGGTGCGTCACGTACAGGTAAGTCATACGGTACGAGAATCTTATTAGACCGTATATTATATGAAATGAGCTGCTGGAAGAACTTTCCCTGTCTGTTTAATCTGTCATCTTCAACAATACCTAAGATATACTGGCTGTCATATACAATGAGTAAGTCTGAATCAACCGGTCTTAAAGGATTGATAAAGATTATCGATAAGACACCGTACTGGCAGTTACCTGATGTAAAGAGAAAACCTCTTGAATCGGGATTAATATTTCCATTCTGTGAAGTACGTTCCGGTTCTAATGTAAGTCATATCATCGGTGAAGATATGCTTGGTTGTGTACTTGATGAGGCGAATGTACGAAAGGTAGCAAAGGGAACAGAAGTAGAAGAAACACAGAAGATGTTTCAGGAAATGAGACAGCGTTCTGTAATGACATACAGTAATGAAAAAGGTATATGGGGCGGTTTCTCAGGTATCATTTCATCATCTACAACAAGTTCATCCTTTGTAGCACTTGAGGTAGAAAAGGCAAAGAAAGACGGTGATACTGTAATTATGGAGGCTTCTGTATATGAGGCTAACCCTAAGAACTTCAGTAAAGAGAAGTTCCCTATCTTCATAGGAAACGGAGACATAGAACCGTTCATTGTAGATATGGCAGATGAATCAATAACCAATCGTATCAATGAACTTTACGGAATGAGCTGCAAAGAGTTCCTCGAAGAGAATCCTAATCTGATAGAAATGGTACCTGTATCCATAAGAAAGTTCTATGAAGAAGACCTTGCATTCTCACTTGCCAATATGTCAGGTAAGGTAATGGCAGGAACAAACAAGTACATGAATGTTAAAGTTGTAGAAAAGATATGGGATAGGACAATAAGAAAACCATTCAGAGAAGAAGTACCTTATATCGGTATATATGACGCTACATCTCCGTCTGATATATGGAATCCTGATATAGCACTTGAACATTATCACGGTGAGAATGTTTATCTCCATGTCGATGCTTCACAAAAGCACGACCATACAGGTTTCTCAGCTTTGTATTACGATATTGACGACAGGGTAATCCGTTCTGTACTTACTGTCCGTATGTTTATGAATAAGGATATACCGGACAATCAGATAGACCAGGAAAAGATACTGGCTCTGATACTTTATATGAGGGATAACGGTGTAAAGTTCACTTTCATATCAGGAGACCATTATGCCAAGGACTTCCTTATTCCTCAGTGCAAGAAGATATTCGGTAACGACCATAGTGAATATCTGTCAGTAGATAAAGACCCTATTCCTTATATGGTAATGTTGAACTTTGCGAAGATGGGAAGATATAAGCTGCCTTATTATAAGACTTGGGAACATGAGCTGATAAATCTTACTAAAGACCTTGCGACTAATTATGTAGACCATCCGCACAACACTAATCCAAATGAGCCTGTATGGTTTAAGGACTGCAGCGATGGTGTTGCCGGTGCATCATTTCTTTTATACACAAAAGAACATATACAGTATGAACAGATGATGATGGATAAGGAGCTTGAGAAAGTTGAGATACCTGATGACGGATTCTTCAGTAGTATCGGCACGGAAGATGAGAATGAGATAGAGGATGAACTTAAACTTTTCCAAGACGGTCTTTACGGAGAAGATGAACATTATACCATTTTGGAGGATTAGAGTATGAAGTTAGTATTAGTAAATGCACCTGGACTCGGTACTATGACACAGGCAGGTAATAATTATATCACAGTAACTCCACCAACAGGATTCACAGGCAGTGTTACGGCTAAGATAACAACAGATGATACAATGAAAGTAGATGATATGGCTGTATGTACTATGATAACTATAAGCGTAGATGGAAACATAGGACAGTCAGGATATAAAGACGTTGTAACAATAAACGGAAGTACATCAAATACAACTATCAACAACATGCCACTAATAGTAATGGGAGATAACGGAACAGGTGCAGCTAGAACTACAGCTAAGGTAATCTCCTGTGGACAAACCTCTACAAGTGCAGAATAACTCCTAATTCTATAATTAGTAATAAGGAGTAAAATTATGACCTACGATTTTGATGAAGATTTCGAAACCGATGAAATCATCGACAGAGTAAGTAACGGAGAAGATTCTGATTACTTTGTAAGAAAGGAAGACGGCATTTATTGCTCAGACGGTACATTCATCTGTGATAATGATGATGAAGAGTACCAGGACAAGATTGATGAGCATAAAGAAGAATGGCGTGAGTGTAACTGGTCTACAGAAGATTACGCAGATTATTATGGCGTAGACCCTGAAGATGTAGATGACGCTATGGATGATGATATGAAGGATTGGTAGATTATGGAATTATACAGAATAAATGCTTTAGGAGGCAGATTATGGATTTTGAATTAGATACCACAAAAGGTATTCTGCATGTAAAGAGTGAAGCCTTTGATAGTAATGGATTCATGCTCGGTGTGTTCAACGATGTTTTCTTTGAATATCTCAGAGAGTTCTTTCTCGGTAAACACCTCAAATCAATAGCAGAGTTTATTAATAATTGGGATAACCTCAAGGATGAATTTGGGGCTTTTATGAATCTCAGATTCCTTGGTTATGCACTTTCATTGTAAGGAGTAAGATTATGAAAATAATTAAAAATATAACAATACAACCATGTTATGTATGTGGAAAAACAGGTAAAGGAAGATTTATCACAATTCATCGTTATGACTATGAAAATACAAAAACGAATAAGAATTTTGGATTATGTGATAGATGCTATGAAGAATTAAAGAAAATGATTGTGGAGGAATAGTTATGGAATTATATGATAAGAAATTTGTTTATTTTGATTGGGATGATAAACTTGAAGGTAAGAAAGGATTTGTCGCACAGAACATCGCATCATTGAAGGGTCAGGTAAACAATATTCCTAAATGTATGGTAACATTATCTAAAAGTGATGATGATGTTTGTCCATTCACTTATTTCTGCGATGGTGAGATTACTTGTGATTATGTGTTCGCATATTACGACCCATACTATGAGTTCCGCAAAGCATACATTGAGGGTAAGCAGCTGCAGTTCAAGAACCATGAAGGTGATTGGGAAGATGTAGATGGTGCTCCACTCTTTACCAATGATGAGTATCGTGTCAAACCTGAGTATCGCATTAAGCCTGAAACAATAAGATGGCATGTTGTACTTAGTGATGAAGGTACACTTGGTATAGCGAAATCTACAGACAAACACATCTACTTCACAGGTGATGAAGAGGAATGTAAGGAATGGATTGATGAACATGAGAAGTTCATTGGTACTATGAGAGCATGGGAAGAAGGTAAGACAATCCAATTCTTTAATGAAAATACCGGTGATTGGATAGATGTTGCCAATGGTATTCCTTTGTGGGGTACTATGAATACTTACAGAGTAAAATCTGAGTGGTATGTCGTTCTTGATGATTATGGACTTTCTTGTACTAATGAGCCAAGTGAAGATGAAACAGTCTTATCCAAAGGTACTAAAGAAGAATGTATTGAATGCATGGAGAAATATAAACCGTTTGAAAAAATACTGTTGGCTTGGAGACAGGGCAGAACAATTCAGTATAAAGAAAATGATGAATGGATAAATTGGACATTGCATATAAATCCTAATACAAATGATTTCGGACATTTGAAAGAATGGAGAATCAAAGATGAATGCAAAGGCTGTATGAAATATAAGGACTGTACAAATAAAAATGGAGTACGATGCAGGAATTATTGTGTAGAGGCTACAGAGTATGTACCATTCGATTCAGTACAGGAACTGATTGATGCCTGGGACAGCAAGTATCCGCAGAATAAGAACAGACCAGAAGGTACTATGCCGCTTATTTGGATAAAGAATAAAGTGAAAAACAGAGTATATCTCATTACTGATTTCTTGTTTGATAAGCGTTTCAAAGATGATATAGGTACTGAAGATAGTAATCTTGAATTAAAAGAACTGTTTGATGATTACACTTTCTTAGACGGTTCTATTATTGGTGAGGTAAGGAGAATAAGGAATGACAAAGAAAGCACTCGATGAAAAATACTCTTATCAAATCGATGAACATGATATAATTCATTTATTTCGTGGAGAAGATGAATGTCAGCAATTTTTAACTAATCCACTAGTCAGTGCAATTTTTAAGATTGAAGAACTTGAAAAAGAAGTAAATGACCTTTATGAACAGATTGATGTATTGAGTTTATAACAGATTAGACAGATAAGGAGGCTGTTCAAATGATTTACAAGATTTATGAAATCATAAACTACATAAGAAACAGGATAAAGCATCCTATTGGTCAGCTTATACCATTCAGGGATATGTACGGACAACCTCTTCATGTAGGTGATACTGTGAAGTGCAAGGGCAGCAACGGCATTATCCTTTTCAACCCATCTTCAGAAGAATAC